GAAACTTACAAACGCAGGTAGTTTTGTAAATGTATGGAGTGATAGTAATAATTTTAGAAAGCAAATAGATAGTGACTATAAATCATACAGGAAAGGTATAAGAAAACCTGTTTGTTATAAAGCACTTAGAGATTGGGTTATTAAAACATACCCAAGTAAAGTTTATAAAAACCTAGAAGCTGATGACACTATTGGAATATTAGCTACAGGTGAATATAAAAATAAATGTGTAATTATATCTGGTGATAAAGATATGCGTACTATACCTGCATATCATTGTTCAATATTAGATAATCAAATTGAAAGAGTTGATGAACAATTAGCAGACTATAATTTTTGTACACAAGTATTAACTGGAGACCAAACTGATGGATATAAAGGTTGTGTTGGGGTTGGTCATGTTAAAGCCAGTAGATTACTAGATGCTAAAAAAACACTAGTAGAAAACTGGAAAGCAGTAATTGATGAGTATTTAAGAAACAAATATACAGTTGATGATGCTTACCATCAAAGCCGATTAGCAAGAATACTAAGAAGTGGCGAATACAATCTAAAAACAAAACAACCTAAATTATGGAGTTATCAGTATGCTAAGTACAGAGATACTAGACAAAGTAAAAAAGCTAGTTAGCAAAGATAGGGAAGATAAACATGGAGATAAAGTTATTAACCATGAAAATATCTCTAGATTGTGGAGTGGCTATTTACAAAATAAAACAAAACTAAATATTGTACTTTTACCTGAAGATGTAGCTAATCTTATGACACTACTAAAGATAGCACGAAGTCAGGGGGGAAAGTTTAATATTGATGATTACGTTGATATGTGTGGTTATTCAGCGATTGCAGGAGAGATTGGAAGCAAAAGACAGCAATTAAGTACCACTTTAGGAGTATCTAATGATAAAAAAGCCAAGAATAAGTGAAGAAGTCATTAAATACTTAGACGAATTATTTCCTGACAAATGTCCAAATCTAGAAGAAACAGAAAAACAAGTCTGGTTTAAGGCAGGTCAGAGAAGTGTCGTTAATCATTTAATTAAGGAACAAAAAGTTCAAGAGGAGAAGTAGTACATGTGTTTATCACCTAGAAAACCTGCACCACCCCCAATGCCTGAGCCTTTGCCACCTGCAACACCTTCAGTTTCAAATGCTACTACAAAACAAAAAGCACCAACTGAAGCAAGTACAGATGCAAGTAGAGATACTTCTGTAGCTTCAAACTACAGCAGAAAGAGAACAGGTAGAGGGTCATTAAGAATACCTTTATCTGGTGGAAGTGGTGTAAATTTTCCAACTAGCTAATAATGGCAAGTTATACGTTAAAAGAAAAACCTGAGAATTATAAAGAAAATTCAGTTGCAGGGCAGTACCAAAAGCTAGAGATTGAAAGAGAAACATATTTAGAAAGAGCAAGAGAAAGTGCAGAACTAACTATTCCTCATTTATATCCAATGAAAGGATATAATGCGAACACAGAATATTCAACACCATACCAGTCAGTAGGAAGTAGAGGTGTTATGAACTTAGCATCAAAATTGATGTTAGCTTTATTCCCACCACAAGCACCATTTTTTAGAATTGATGTAGATGAATTAGTCTACAAATCTATTCAAGGTGACCCCAAACAGAAAAAATTAATTGAACAAGGTTTAGCCAAAATTGAGAAATCAGTTATGGATAACATTGAAGTACAGAACGATAGAGTTGCTGTATATGAAGCACTAAAACATTTAATTGTTTCTGGCAATGTTCTATTACATTTAACTGACACTGGATTAAGAGTTTATAGACTAGAAAATTATGTAGTCAAAAGAGACCCACAAGGTCATGTAATGAAAATTATAATTAAAGAAAGTGTAGTGTCAGATACTTTACCACCTAAAATACAAAAAGCTATTGGTGGAGAATATGACAACCAACAAGAAAAAACTTGTGACTTATATACTTGTGTAAAACGAATGGGTAAAAAGTTTATGGTACATCAAGAAGTAAAAGGACATGTACTTTACACAAAAGAATATACAGATGAAACTTTACCATTCATTGCATTAAGATTTAATAGAGTTGATGGAATGAACTATGGTAGAGGGCATGTTGAAAGTTTTATTGGTGATTTAAAAAGCCTAGAAGGATTATCAAGAGCAATACTAGAAGGAAGTTCTGCTTCAGCAAAAATGTTATTTATGGTTGCACCTAATGGTACAACAAGAGTATCTAATATTGCTAAAGCACCTAATGGTGCAATTATAGAAGGTTCAGCTTCAGACGTATCAGTATTACAAGCAAATAAATTTGCAGACTTTAGAGTAGCAATGGAACAGATGCAAAGAATAGAACAAAGATTACAGTTTGCATTTTTGTTAAATGCTTCAGTACAAAGACAAGCAGAACGTGTGACTGCTACAGAAGTACAATTAATAGCAAATGAATTACAAGATGCACTAGGTGGAGTGTATGGAATATTAACTACAGAATTTCAACTACCTTACATAAATACTAAATTAGCTATGTTAAGGCAGAAGAAACTACTACCTGATTTACCTAAAGACATAGTCAAAGTTAAGATTATTGTTGGAATGGAAGCATTAGGTAGACAGTCAGATAGATTGAAACTACTTCAATTTATTTCTGACCTTGCAGGAACTTTAGGTTCAGAGGTACTTGCAAAATATATTAACCTTGATGATGCAATTAAGAAATTTGCAATAGCAAATCAAATTGATACATCAGGTTTAATTAAATCAACTGAACAAATCCAAAACGAAGAACAACAAGCACAACAACAACAGATGGCACAGCAGATGCAGAATACTGCAACTGACCCTAGAGTAGCAATAGAAATGGGAAAACAATTCGCTAACTCTGGTGGCACTGCAAATGTTGAAGGTGATGAGTTAGTCTTAAATCAACAGGAGTAATATATGTCTACAGAAAAAGTAGAAATCAACGAAGCAGTAGCACAAAAATCAACAGAAGAACAAGTTAAAGAATTAAAAGAACAAGGTATTGATGTTAATACTTTGCAAAGTGAAGATGGTACAACAATAGTTGCAACAGAACCAGATACACAAGCACAGAATGTTGAAAATCAAAGACCAGAATGGTTGCCTGAGAAATTTAAAAATGCAGAAGATTTAGCTAAAGCATACTCAGAATTAGAAAAACAATTCTCATCTAAAAAAGATGAACCAGTAAAAGAAGAAGCTAGTGAAGATTTAACTATTCCAAAAGAAGAAGTTAAATCACCAGAAAGTATTTCATTAGATAAGTATTCAGAAGAATATGCAGAAAAAGGTGTACTATCTGAAAAGAGTTATCAAGATTTAGCTAAACAAGGATTACCTAAAGATTTAGTTGATGGCTACATTGAAGGACAAAAAGCTATCGCTGATACACAAAGTGCTGAGATACAATCAGTTGTAGGTGGTAAAGAACAATATGGTGAACTTATGCAATGGGCTAGTGATAATCTACCAGAAGCAGAAGTGAAAGCATTTAATGATTTAACTTACACTGGAACTACAGAACAAATTAAAATGGCAGTTCAAGGTCTAATGACTAAAGCAGGTGTATCACCAAATTCACCACAACAAGAAATGGTACAAGGTGATGTCAATAATATATCTACTGAACAATTTACTTCAGTTGCACAAGTGACAGAAGCTATGAATGATAAGAGATATGAAACTGACCCTGTATTTAGAAAAGAAGTAGAACGAAAACTTGCTAATAGTTCAGTATTTTAATGGCTAGAAATTACCGAAAAGAATATGACAATTATCATTCTTCATCTAAACAAAAGAAGAATAGAGCAGGAAGAAACCTTGCTAGAAGAATGATGAAAAAAAGAGTTGGTATCAAAGGTAAAGATGTAGACCATAAAGATGGCAACCCAAGAAACAATTCTAGAAGTAATCTTAGAGTAAGAAGTAAATCAGCAAATAGGAGTGATAATAAGTAATGTGGTTTTCATTAGTTAAATTAGCATTAAAAACTGGTTCTGAAGTTTATAAAAATAGAAAAGAAACAAAAGTTTTACAAAGTATTGCTGAAAGAAAGCAAATGCAAAGAGTTATTGATGGCGAAATTGAAATGGTTAATACTATTAAAACTCATCAAGCAAACGATTTAAAAGATGAGATAGTTTTAATAATTATTTCAATTCCACTGTTGGTCTGTGCTTGGGGAATTTTTTCAGATGACCCAGAAATTATATCAAAACTTGATGCTTTTTTTGACCAAGTAAATAAATTTCCTCTTTGGTTGCAAGGTTTAATTATTGGGGGTTATTCAAGTGTACTTGGAATTAAAGGAGTATCAGCATTTAAGAAAAAATAAAGGAGAAAAATATGTCATTATATAGAAATATAAATCGTAGAAAAAAATTAGGTATTAGTAGAAGCAAAAAGAAATCTACAATTTCTAAAAAGAACTACGACAATATGAAAAAAGGTTTTCCAAAAAAAGGCTAGGTGGCTAAGAAAAAAGCAGGTAGCCTTTTAACTAAAGAAGTACATGAAACTAGGTCTAAATTTAAAAAGACTAGTATTTCAACAAATAAAAGTAAAATTAAATGGTCTTCAATGAATAAAAATAAAAGAAGACAACATAAAAAATGAGAAAACACTTTTACTTATTTATATATCACTACTCAACTAAGTTAAGCACTTGGTCTTGGCAAAAGTTATGGGGCAATAGAAAAACAGGTTTAGGATACCAAGTTAAAGTAAATACAAAACATTAATCACCATCTCTCATAAGAGAGGTGACTTATTAAAATTCAGATGATTGCCTGATACGTCAGATAACTTTCTGATTGGAAAGTAAATAAGGTGTTAAACAAACAACAACAAATAACAACATAGGAGACATATAAAATGTCAAACGCAACAACATCAAGACTAGGTCTAGTTAATAATACTGGAACTGGTGTAAATGATTTGTTCCTGAAGTTGTATTCTGGTGAAGTTCTAGCATCTTTTCAAAGAGAAAATTTAATGCTTGGAATGACTAATGTCAGAACAATTTCAAATGGCAAATCAAGTTCGTTCCCAGTGACAGGCACTACTGTAGCAGGATACCATTCTGTCGGTGCTGAAATTACTGGTGACGCAATCAAGCATAATGAAAAAATCATCAACGTAGACGACATGCTTTTAGCATCATCTTTCGTTGCTGAATTAGATGAACTAAAAAATCATTACGATATACGTTCAATTTATGCAAGAGAAATGGGTCAAGCATTAGCTAAAACTATTGATAAAAACTTAGTTCAATTAGCAGTTCTTGGTTCACAAGCATCAGCTACTATAACAGGTGGCAATGGTGGTACAGAAATCACTGATGCTGACGCAAACACTAACGCAACATCACTAATCGCTTCTATCTTTGAAGGTATTCAAGCATTAGATGAAAAAGATGTACCAAACACAGATAGGTTCTGCGTTGTATCGCCTGATATTTATTATCAGTTAGCTAACAACGACAAACTATTAAACAGAGACTTCTCATCACTAAATGGTGATTTTGGGAAAGGAACTGTTGTGTCTGTAGGTGGAGTACCAGTAATTAAGTCAAACACTTGTGTGACTGCATTTGCTGACAACTCATCTGCTGTGACTGGAACAAACAATACTTACAACGTGAACGCAAGTAATCATGTTGCTGTATTATTCCATAAATCAGCTATCGGTACAGTTAAGTTAAAAGACTTAGTAGTTGAAACAACTTATGATGCAAGAAGATTAGGAACACTAATCACATCAAGAATGGCAGTTGGTTCAGGAATTTTAAGACCTGAAAGCTGTGTTTCAATCAAAACATCTTAATAATTAGTTATTAGGACTAGTGAGGGGTTGGGAGACTGACCCCTTGCAAACTAAAAAGGAAAAATATTATGTGTTGGTTTTGTAAATTAAGAAAATACATACAAAGAAAATATAATGAATTTTGGGATAACTTATTACCATAATGACTATACAAACAAGAACTACAGAACTTGAAGCTGTAAATACAATTCTAAGTACAATCGGTGAAGCACCATTATCAACATTAACTGGTAGCTTACCTGTAGATGGAACAATGGCTAAGTCTGTATTAAATGAAATTAATAGAGAAGTACAAAGTATGGGTTGGCATTTTAATACGCAACCTAATGTGACTTTGTCTAAAGATGCAGGTAATAGTACAATACCTTTAGCAACAAATATATTGAGAGTAGAATTAAATCCTTACAAACATTCAAAATCAGATTATGATATTGTACAAAGAAATGATGTATTATTTAATTTAGTCACAAACTCATCAACATTTACAGAAGATTTAGAAGAAGTAAAAGTTGTATATCTATTAGATTTTTCAGAAATACCTGAACAAGCTAAAAGATATATTACTATTAGAAGTGCAAGAGTATTTCACGATAGAACTTTAGGTGCAAACACATTACACAAATTTTCATTAGAAGATGAAGAAAAAGCCTTAATTGTTTTAAGACAGGCAGAAGCATCTACTGGTGACTATAGTGTATTTGATAGCCCTGAACAAATCTATACAGTAAGCAGAAAAAAATCAAATTGGTGGTACTAGATGGCTTTAGTATCTAGAACTATTCCAAACCTAGTACAAGGTATATCACAGCAACCTGAAGTATTAAGATTATCTAGTCAGGCAACTGTACAAGAAAATGGTTTTAGTTCTGTTGTTGAAGGTCTTAAAAAAAGACCACCTACTAATCATTTAGCAAAATTAAGTAGTTCAACACCTAACAATGCTTACATGCACACTATTAACAGAGATACTAGTGAAAGATATTTAGTACAGATAACAAGTGGTGCAATAGAAGTATATACAGTAGCAGGAGTATCTAAAACAGTTGTGATGCAAACAGGTGCATCTAATTATTTAACATCAACAGACCCTAAAGGTGATTTTGTTGCAATGACTGTTGCTGATTTTACTTTTATATTAAACAAACAAAAAACAACTGCAATGGCTAGTACAACTAGTTCAGCTAAAGTTGAACAAGCAGTCTATTCAGTATTACAAGGAGTGACGAGTACAACGTACTCAATAACTATAGATGGCACTATTTATTCTTTTACAAGTTCTAATACAAACACCCAATCAATCAGAGATGGAGTTAAGTCTGCGATTGGTACAATTTCTGGTATCACACTAACAGATTTAGGAAACTCTAGTTTTTCTATTGTTAAATCTTCAGGAACTTTAGATATTTCTGCAAGTGATGGTTATGGTGATGATGCTTCACAAGTTGTAAAAGACACAGTACAAAACTTTGTAGATTTACCTTCTCCTGCAATAGACAACATGGTTGTTGAAATTACTGGAGATGCAACAAACAATTTTGATAATTATTATGTACAGTATGATAGTGCAGGTGATGTATGGCAAGAAAGTGTAGCACCTAATACAAAAACAACATTAGACAACACTACTATGCCACATGTTTTAATTAGAACAGCAGATGGTAATTTTAGATTTTCACAAGTAGATGGTTCTACTTATACAATATCAGGCACAGATTATAATGTTCCTGCATGGGGATTAAGAATATGTGGAGATATAGATAGTTCTCCTAATCCTAGTTTTGTAGGAAGAAAAATTAATGACATGTTTTTTCATAAGAACAGATTAGGTTTTGTTGCTGATGAAAATGTAGTTATGTCTAGAAGTGGAGAATTTTTTGCATTTTTTAATGAAACAGTCACAACTGTATTAGCAACTGACGTTATTGATGTTGCTTCAACTCACAACAAAGTTTCTATACTTAGAAGTGCAATATCGTTTGATGAACAAATACTTTTATTTTCAGACCAAACACAATTTATATTAGCAGGTGCAGGGGGAACTATTACACCAGAAAATGTGTCTATTAATGTATCAACAGAATTTGAAGCATCTTCTACAGTAAAACCAGTAGGTGCAGGTAGTAATGTATTCTTTGCATTTGAAAAAGGTAGTTTTACAGGCTTTAGAGAATTTTTTGTAAAATCAGATACAGATACTAAAAATGCTGATGATATTACAAGTAATGTACCTAGATTTATACCTTCAGGTGTATTTAAACTAGCTATTGCTACTAATGAAAACATTATGTTGGCATTATCTTCTAATGAACAAAATGCAATATATGTTCACCAATATTATGTAGTTGGTAATAAAAGATTACAAAGTGCATGGCATAAATGGACTTTTGGTACATCTTCTACAGATAAGATATTAAATATAGATTTTATAGAGAACACTTTATTTATAGTGAACCAAAGAAGTGATGGTGTCTATTTAGAGACAATGGACATATCACCTGCTGTCACTGATACTAGTGCTTCTTATTTAACTCATTTAGACAGAAAAATTAGTAATAGTACATCAGGTGTTAGTGAAAGTTATGATGCCAGTACAAATCAAACAACAATCACTATACCTTACACTAAAACGAATACATTAAGTCTTGTGGGTGCAAGTACAGGTTCAAACCAAGCAGGACAAGAAATTACTATAGTATCTCAATCAGGTACGTCTGTTGTAGTATCAGGGGATATTACTTCTTATGATTACTTTATAGGTGAAGACTATACTTTTACATTTACGTTTTCTCAACAGTTTATACAAGAAGCTGACGCACAAGGTTCTAGAATATCTATTAAAGAAGGTAGATTACAAATTAGAAACTGGAGTGTTAATTTTAATAATACAGGATTTTTTACTACTCTTGTCCAACCAGTTGGCAGAAGTAGTTCATCAACAACCTTTACAGGAACAATAACAGGAACAGGATTACTTGGTACTGTTAATTTAGCTGATGGTGATTACTCATTTGCTGTTCAATCTGAAAGTGACAAACTTACAGTGACCCTAGCATCTGATAGCCATTTGCCTTGTAATTTTATCAACGCAAGTTGGCAAGGATACTATGTCACAGCAAGTTCAAGAGTTTAATCATTTTAGATTAGCAACATTAGAAGATATAAAATATTTAGCACCAAGATTAAGATACGAAGATAAAAGAGAAATATTATCTTCAGCAGGTATGCTTCCTTACTATGCTTTATATTATTCATACCTTAAATCAAATGTGGTTTTTACAATAGTAAATAAACAAAAAGAACCAGTAGGAATATTCGGTGTCACAGTTAATGGTGGTATATGGTTATTAGCTACTGATAAATTAAAAGATATTCAATATTCATTTTTAAAAGAAAATAAAAAGGTAATTGATTTTTTAAACAGTAAATACAAAATTTTATGGAACTTTGTGGATAGTAGAAATTCACTACACATCAAATGGTTAAAATGGTGTGGTTTTAAATTTATTAACAAGAAAAAATATGGAGTTTTAAACGAGCCTTTTTATGAGGTTGTAAGAATATGTGCGTAGAACCAACAACAGCTTTAATGATTGCCAATGCAGGGTCACAGGTAATAAACTACCAAAATCAAAAAGCAGACCAAGAAGCTAATTATGTAGCACAGAAAAAAAGAAATGAAATAGCAAAAGCTAATGCTATTCAAAGATATGCGTCTGAACAATTAAGAATAAACCAAGAAATTAAAAAGACACAGCAAAAAGGTTATGATGCTAACCTTAAAGCTAAAGGAGTTAGAAGTGAATTTATAACTGAAGCATCTGGTTCAGGTTTAGCAATGTCAGGTTCTACTGAAGCATTGATGAGAGATTACTATAGAGTAGAAGGTAATTATATTTCTGCATTAAATACTAACTTAGGTATTCAAGTTGCACAGTATGAAAGAAATTTAGAAGCAATTCAATTTGGTATGGAAAGTCAAACAACTTATGAACAACCACCTAATCCTGAATTACTATTTGCTTCAGCTTCTTTAAATGTAGCTAACTCATATTATTCTTTAGAAGCAGATAAAAAAATGAGAGATTTAAAAACCCAAAAAGATAAACGTGCATAATGGCTAGAAAAACACCTGACTTAAATCTTCAAGCTGAGGAAAGAACAGTTTTATCAAGAGATTTTAATTTATTTTATAAACCTGAACCAGAACCAGAAATACAAGGTGTAAAAGAACTTACAGCTTCATTAAATAACTTTGTAAATGATGCAGGTGCAAAAACAGTAATTGCTAAAGAGTATGAAGAAAAAGAAGAAAATTTTGCACAAGCTAAAAAAGATTATGAACTAAATAAAGGTAAATTTAGAAAAGCAGTAAAAGAAGGTAAAATAGATGTCACTGGAAACCCATATTATTTAGAAGCCTACAAAGAATTAACATTAAATAGTTATGCAAATGAATTTGCAGATATATTAAATAAAGCATACGAAGAAGGTAATGTTATAGATGATACTAGAGAAGGTGCTTTTGACACTTTTTACAAAAAACAAATAGAGAAATTTGTTAAGGCAAATAATTTAAGTTATTTTTCTGCTGTTGAACTAGAAAATGGTTTTTTTAAAATGACTACTTCTAACAGAAGTATAATGGAAAACAATCACAGACAATCACAAATGAAACTTATTAAAGATAAGTTTGATGAAAAAGTTAAAAATACTACTTATGGTATTATTGCTAAATATAAAGCCATGTCATCAGATGGTAGTTCTATAGAAGAAATTATTACAGGACTTTCAAACGAATTAAATATTCAAATAGGTAAGATTGAAAGTGTAAATGGTGATGGTGGAAGAACTATAGATTTAATTTTTGAGGGATTAGAAAGTTATGTAAGTTCAACAACTGATTTTGAGTTTGCTAAACAAATTATATCACAATTACCTTCTAAATTATTAGCAGGTAATAATACAGTTGAAAACATTGGAAGAATACAAGTTAAGACAAATGACTTAATGGCATTAGTTCTTGCTAACGAAGATGCTAAATTAACTTTAGATAATAGTTTAGTAGAAGAAAGAACAAAAGCTGAGAGTGTTGCAACTTTTGATTTTTTATACAAACAAGATGATGACTTTGATGTATTGGCATGGTTAAACGACCCTAAAAGAACACCAACAGAAGTAAGTGCAGGTGAAAAATGGATTAATGAACAACAGTTTGCAGGGGGTACTGCTGATAATCAACTTGCTGTTGCTAAAGTTTATTCATTATTATCAGAAGGAAAATTTGAAGAAGCAGGAAAACTTGCTGAAGAATTTTTCTTTGGGAAACAAATTAGAAAAGAAACTCTTGCATATTTTAGAACTACAATAATTCCTAATTACCAAAATCATAAAGATAAACCTATATTTAATAACCCTGAGTACAAAAGCACAATGAGTGTAATAGAACAGGTTATAGCAACAAAACAACAAGGTGGAGACAAACAACAAGGTGTTGATGCTAGAAACTGGTTAGAAAGCACAATGCTAAATTGGTACAGACAAAACCATAAGTTAGATAAATATAAAGATAACAGTAGTGCTTTTAATCAAGCCTTCATACAAGAATTTAGAAACAATTTGGAAATAATTAAATCAACTAAAAAAGCTGATGGTTCATTATTATTTACAGTATTTAACTTTAAGCAAGGTGAAAGTACAACAACTAATTTTAATTTATTAAATGAAGCAAAAGAAAAATTGGAGAATAATTAATGATAATTAGAACTATGCCTGATGGCACACCTAAATCATATCCTGATGGAACACCAGAAAGTGTTATTCAAGCTGATATTGATAGAATACAGGCAGAGATTAATAAAAGAGACAAAGGTTTATTAGCTGACGTATCTGAACCATTAAAGAAAAATTGGCTATATGATATGATTGCTGTTGCACCCTACGAAGGTGTAAGAAAAGGATTAAATAGTATCCTTGACCTAACTGAAGGGATAGGTGACACTTTAGGAGAAAAAAGCAATGTTGGTGGCTTTAGATATGGAAAAGATGCTAAAAATGGTCTTGTAGAATATGTAGGCTACGACCAAGCTATACAAGATTTACAAGAAGGTAAAAAGACTTATGGTGTCTTATCACCATTTACAGGTGCTATAGGTGTCTCAGATGCTTACAATATAAAAGGTTTCTTTTATGACCCTGCAAATCCTGACAATGACAATCATACACAAACTATGGCAGGTAATCTTGTTGAAGGTGTGGCTCAGTTTTTGTTTGGTTTTAAAGGTGTAGATAAAGGATTTAAAATTGCAAAAGTTGGTAAGGCAACAACTAAAGCAGGACAGTTTGGACAAATTACAACTAAAGGTGCTATTACAGATTTTACAATTTTTGATGGTCAGTCAGGAAGACTTACAGATTTATTAGACAACTACGCACCAGATACAGTAGATACTTATTTATCATATTTAAAATCTGACCCTACAGATACATTCTGGGAAGGAAGATTTAAAAATGCTTTAGAAGGTGCAGGTATAGGTGCTAGTGCAGATATATTATTTAGAATTAGTAGAGTAATTAAAAATGGATTAAGTGCTAATCCTAACAAAGCACAAGTAGAAAAAGATTTACAAGTAATTAAAAAACACGAAGAAACTTTAGACACAGTCAATCAGAAAATAGACGAAAACACAACTACTGCTGAAAAGATGAAGTTGATGAATGACATGATTGAAGAAGTAGATGGTGTTAAGAAATTTAAAACAGTTAATACTTTAACTGATGCTAAAAAAACACAATTAATAATTGACGCATCTAATCAAGGTTTAAAAAGAAATTTTGAAAAATGGCAAAAAGGAGAGTTATCTTCTGAAGAAGCCTTTAACATACCAGAAGCCTTTATTAATTTAAAAAGTTATAAAAAAGGTCTAACGTATGATGGACTTAAAACTTTTAAGACTATGTACGACACAGTACATAAATTAAATAAAAAATTAGATAAAAGAATTACAGACGAAGCAGTAAAAAGAAAAGCTGTCACTGAATTTGGTGGAGATGTAAATAGAGTATTTCAAGAGTTTAGTAAATTTGCAGATAATGTTGATGATACAAACGCATTAATATTTGCACATGAAGTAGCTTACACTTCTTTACTTAATGCTTTTCCTAGAATAGCAAGAGCATATAAAAGTGGTTCTAAAGGTTATACCAGAAAAGACATGGACTTAATGTATTTCATGTTAGAGAATATGGGTAATAACTCTAAAAGAGTTAAAAGTGCAACAGGTAGAAATTTAAGAATATATCAATTATCAAAACAAGAATTTGAAAATGCTAAACTAATTGAAGACCAAATATTAGAAGCTAAAAATGGATACAAGAATTTTGGTGGTGGTGAAAAAGGTTTTGAAAGATTTTTAGACCAAGTAGCAATAGCAGATAATCCACATGCTATTAGAAAAATAGTTAATCTTACTTGGAGAAACAAAACTTGGAATGTATTGAATGAGTTTTGGATTAATGCTCTTTTATCTTCACCTAAAACACAATTAGTTAATGCTACATCTAATGGTGTTTTAATGGGTGCTAGACCTATAGAAGAAATGGTAGGTGCTAAATTATCTCAATTAATATCAGCAGGTGACCAAGCAAAAGTAAGAGAATTTAAACTACAATATGATGACCATTTAGCAACACTAACTGGATTAGGTCAGTATGTAAGTGATGCTAATAAATACTTTATGTCAGCATTTAGAAGTGGTGAACAAGTATTACAAAGAGGAGATATAGATGCAGGTAAGCTAGATAGTGGTAGCCAAAAATCTATAAGAAGTGACAGAAAAGATGCAGTTGGAAAAGTTATTAATACAACTGGTGAAACTGTTAGATTACCTTCTAGATTTCTTAATGCAGGTGATGAATGGTTTAAACAAATAAATTATAGAGCAAAATTAAGAGCAATAGGAATTAGAGAAGGAAAAAGACAAGGTCTTAAAGGTAAAGAATTACAAAAGTTTGCAGATGAACATTTTAGAATGGGATTTGATGAAACAGGTACAAGAGGTATTAATGAAGAAGCATTAGAGTATGCTACAGAAAATACTTTCCAAAATGAATTAGTAGGAGTATCGGCAAGATTTCAACAGCTAATTTCAGATAACCCTTTTCTAAAACAATTCTTCCCATTTGTTAAAACACCTTTTAACATTGCAAAACAAATTTTAGATAGAACACCAATAGGTGCTGTATATAATTACAAACATGTTTTAGGTATGTCTGGTGACCCTAGACTTATTGCTAAAGCTAGAGGGCAACTAGCAGTTGGAAGCATAGTTTTATCTAGTGCTTACATGTTAGCAACTAATGGTTATATAAGTAATAGAACTAATTATGCAGGTGATGGTAGAAGTTTAGATGTTAAAAAAGATGCAGAGTTAATTAGACAAAAGAAAACAGATACAAATTTTAGACCTTACTCAATTAAATTTTCAAATGGTTATCAATTATCATTTGGTCAGTTAGACCCATTCGGTGCAATGTTAGGAATTATGGCAGACTATGTAATGCTATATGACAAAATGACTGAAGAAGAAAAAGAAAAAATGGGTTTAGATTTACATACTGGATTATTAAATTCTAGTGAATTATCTGTGGGTCAAAAGTTTAGTAATTTCTTAGGTGCAAGTAAAGGTGCATTACAAAGAAATACAATGAGTAAAACTTATTTAAAAGCCTTATCAGATATTATTGAAGCTATTAATAGTGAAGACAGTTATAATTTAGAAAGATACATTTCACAAAAAGCAGGTTCATTTATACCAAACATATACACAAAATTAGTAAATGACCCTTACATTAGAGATGCTATAGGCATACTAGAAGGTGTTAAAAACAGAAGTGGTTTCTTTCAACCAAGTTCACCTAGATATAATGCTATCGGTGAACCTCACATGGATAAAGATAATTTTGCACAAAGATTGTTTAAAAATGGTTTAGATGTATTTGGAACAACTAAAAAAAGAAAAGATATTCTTACAGATGAACTTTTAAGATTAGGCAAAGGATTACCAGTTCAAAAACCAATTATTAATAATATTGATTTTAAAAAATTCAAAAATAATAAAGGTGTATCTGCATGGGATAGATACAATCAGTTATTAAGTACAACAAGAGACAACTCTGGTCGTACAATGCGTGAAGCAATGGAAGAATTAATTCAAACTGATTATTATAAAACTTTAGCTGACCCTAAGAAAATGGGCAGTGGTCTAGTGACAGGAATGGATAGCACTAGTAAATATGCACAGCTTAGAGTTATTCAAGAAAACTTTAAATTATTAGTTGAGATAAAAATGCAATCAGAAATGAAAAACTTCTTTAGTGAAGAAGATAAAAGAATGGATTTATTTACAGCTAATAACAACATGAATGAGAATAAGATTACAATTAAACAACCTAGATTAGATAAACAACAAATTAAATTAAAACCAATAATGAGTTTCGGAACACAATAAACTATGTCACAATTCGCTTTTCAAACATATACTGGTAATGGAAGCACTACACAGTATTCAATATCATTTACTTATATTGACAGTACACATGTCAAATGTTTTTTAGATGGAGTTTCTACTACAGCATTTTCTGTTTCAGGTTCAACTGTCACATTCAATTCTGCACCTGCAAATAATGTAGTAATTAGAATTGAAAGACAAACACCACTTACAGCTAGACTAGTAGACTTCCAAGATGGCTCAGTATTGACTGAAGCTGACTTAGATATGTCAGCTAATCAAAACTTTTTTGCTGTCCAAGAATTTTCAGATGATGCTACTAACTACATGCAGGTTGATACTGATGATAAATATAATGCACAATCAAAAGTAATTAAAAGTGTAGCTAATCCAGTAAATGATAATGATGCAGTTAATAAAACTTATTTAGAAAACACGTGGTTATCTTCAGCTAACAAAACAGCTTTAACTACAGTTAATTCAAACATAGCTAATATTAATGCAGTAAATTCTAATGCAACTAATATTAACTCAGCAGTATCTAATGCAACAAACATAAATACAGTAGCAACTAATATTAGTTCAGTAAATACTGTAGCGACAGATATTGCAAAAGTAATTGCAGTAGCAAATGATTTAGCAGAAGCAGTTTCAGAAGTTGAAACTGTAGCAAATGACTTAAATGAAAGTACATCAGAAATTGATACAGTTGCAAATGCTATAACTAATGTTGATTTAGTTGGAAACAATATTACTAACGTAAATACAGTAGCAGGAATATCAGCTAACATAACTACAGTAGCAGGTATATCTAGCAATGTGACTACAGTTGCAGGAATGTCTTCTGCAATCTCTACTGTAAATTCTAATTCTACAAACATAAATTCAGTTGCAGGTGCAATTACAAATATAAATTCAGTTGCAGGTGGATTAACTAATATTAATACAGTTGCTACAAATATATCTGGTGTAAATAGTTTTGCTGAAAGATACAGAGTACAAGCAGGAGTACCAAGTTCCTCAAATGATGTGGGTGATTTGGTCTTTGATACTACAGCAAATAAATTAAAAGTTTTTGATGGTTCGTCATACGCACTTGCAGGTTCTAGTGTTAATGGCACTAGTGAAAGATTTATTTATACAGCAACATCAAACCAAACTACGTTTTCTGGTGCAGACGATAATGGTAATACATTAACTTATGATGTCGCTTCAGGAACAGCATTTGCTGACATTTATCTAAATGGTGTAAAACTTGCACCTGCTGATTTTACAGCAACTACAGGTACATCTATTGTACTGGGTTCAGGTGCTAGTGCAGGAGATACTTTAGCAGTCGTATCATTTGGTACGTTTTCACTATCTTCATTTAGTGCAGGTAATATTACATCAGGCACTATTAATGACGCAAGATTACCTACAACAATTTCAGATAAAATAATAACAGCAACATCATTAACTGCTAAAGGAGATGGTTCTTCAGCAGATGGTAAGATTACTTTAAATTGTTCACAAAATTCACATGGAGTTTCTATCTCCAGTCCTAATCATGCAAGTGGTCAGTCGTATAATCTTATACTTCCTACTTCAGTTGGTACAAATGGACAAGTTTTAGCTACCAATGGTAATTCTACAAATCAATTATCTTGGATTGATGCAACAGAAACAAAACCAACAGTAGCAGACGTATCTCAAACAATCGCACCAAATACAGCTACAGATATTACAATTACAGGTACAAATTTTGTATCAATACCAATAGTAGAATTTATTAAAACAGATGGTTCAGTCACAGTTGCAAATACAGTTTCATTTACAAGTGCAACATCACTTGCAGTTAATGTGACTTTAGCAACAGGCAACTACTATGTAAGAATAGAAAACCCAGATGGTAATGCAGGAAGAAGCACAAACAATATTATTACATCTTCAACTGCACCAACATTTAGTACAT